GCTCTAACTGCGACATGCGCTGACGCTCAGCTTCAACCGCCTGCAATTGAGCTGAACGCTCGTCTTGCTGCTTTTTCCACTGGCGCTCTGCCTTCGCTGCCATCACGGGGTCTGTATCGTACAGAGTGTCCCAGTCTGGCTCCTGTTCGACCGGCTGCTGCAAACGCTCCTGCAATGCAGGCAACATCTGAGCATATTGAGCACGTTCACGCTGTATCTCTTCGAAATTTGCTTCTAGCTCCTTACGAGCTTCGGCCAACTCTTGAGTTTTGCGTGTATAATCCCGTTGCCTCATGCTTCCGCGTTTGAGCTCTTCGACGGTAATCTCTTCTCCGTCTACTTCGACCGTGGTCGACAGTAAGTCGAAGGATGCGTCGTCCTGCTCGCTGGCATCTTCTTTAGCTTCGAAATCGCCTTCGTCTTCTGAAGCGTACTCTTGAGCGTACTCTTGAGAGTGCTCTTCAGCGTCCTCTGGCATTTCGGCGTCCGCCTCTACGGCTTCGGCCTCAAGCGCATCAGGCTCCGTCACGGTATCCTCTTCAGGCGCGATCATGGCTCTGATTGCATTTTGTGCGGTATTCAGATCAGTCCCTAACGGGTTGTTGGCTTCTGACATCCTTAAACTCCATATTATGCGCTATTTTGTCTTTTTTTCAATAGTCGCATTATCTTCCATTGCACGCAGCTTCTGGCGAACCGCCTGTACGCCGCGCAGTTTCATGTAAATGCCCTCACGGGCACCGTTATCGCTGGCTTCAGTTGCCTTGAACTCCTCCCAGCAATCCTGCTCGATTTCATCCATGAAACGAATAAAATCTGTGTCACGCATAAGACGGGCAGCCTCGTGCCCGTCGTCTATGATTTGTTGCTTACTCTTCACGCGCTGCATCCTTAATCAGCTCGGCCTGCGCCTTCATGACTTCGCGGTTAATCGCCATGTCAGAGCGTATCTTTTCGACGTTAAGCTGCGTGCCGTACTTCGCCTGCAACTCTTCCGCCTTGACGTACAACTCCGCCTCTAGCTCGTCGCGCTTGCGGTCGTCTTCCATCAACATCTTCTCGCGGCCAAGTTGCAGCTCGGCTGCCTTCTTCTGAATGTCCGCTTGGATTTGCTGAATCTGTACCGCGATCAACTGCTCGTTGATGTCTGGCTTGTCTTCTTGTGGTGGCGCTTGGAACTGTGATGGGTCTGACCAGAATTGCGATGTATCCTTGAACCCTGCAAGCTCCGTCATCGCCTTCAGCGTGTTTGACAGCTTCTGCATGTCGGTCAACGGGTTTACCGCGCCCATGGTTGCCATGGCCTCTTTCTGCATCTCACCGATCTGGCGCAACATCATCATGCGCTCAGTGTCAGTTCCGCGGCCAAGTGCGACGTTAATGGATACATCCATATTCGCATTCCACGCGCGCGGGTCGATCGGCACAAACTGGTTGGCCAAGCGGATCATGCGCGGCTGATCCTGATGCGTCGTAATTAATTGCAACACGATCTTGTAAAGCTGCTTCATTCCGGTTTCTGCGAAGATACGCGCAATCATCTCAATATGCTGCTGAGCGCTCGACACAGTCGCGTTTACCGCTGCCGCGGTGGATGACTGCAACGCACCCGCATCCAAGCCCATAGACGCCTTTGAGATGCCTGTGCGGGCCTCTTTGATCTCGTCCATGTATTGCAGCACTGGGAATGCCTGTTGGCCAACGAATGGCATAGACAACGGCTGCACCTGACCGGCGCTGCGCTGGCGGATAATTGAGCCAACTTCTGTGTTCATCACGTCTTCGATGTTAACCATGCCCTCGGTTACCGCGATGCGCGGGTGAATAGACATCGCCAAGCTATCGAGCGTGTTACGCATGATGACAGACTTAATGCGCTGGATATCCATGACGGTGTCCGCAATAGACATGCCAAAGAAGTCGTGCGCCTCTGGATCGGGGCAGAACACGGCAAACGGCAGCATCGCGCACGGCTCGTTCATGAGTATCTTTTTACCGTCGCCCGCGGTGCAAATTTTACGCAGCTCCGCGATCCCGTCGCCGTCGTAATCGACGCGGATGTAGTTTTCGACGTAAAGCACTTTCTTCATCGCCGGATCGTTGCGCTCGTTCATCTCGTTGTTAAGCGCCTTATTACGAGTGTAGCGCTCGACGTTCGTCTCCATGTCGTCGTATGACGATCCAAGCGACACGACGTCGTCGTAATCGTAGCCCATAGCCACAAGCTCAGAGACGGTCACAATGCGTCGGTGCGCGACGTAGTCGGCGTCCTCAAGGGACTTACTTTCACGGCTAATCAGGAACTCTTCTGGCGGTACGGCTTCCATCTTCACGCGGCCATCCGGATACGTGTATGTCGCGCGCACTGCATGCACCATGGGAGGAGGCATAATTGTGCCAGTCATAGGGTCAATCTGGGGTTCGCCGAACGGCTCGGATGCGACGATCTCAACGTCCACATTTGGGTCTGCCATGATCGCGCTCAGAGCGTTATCGTCGAGGCCAGATAAGTCGTGTGTCTCAAAGCGCGTCTGATCGTCCCAATAGCACTTCAGTATGCCAGCCTTGCGGATCAGCGCGTCCTTAAATGCGGCGTGGATATGCAGGAAGCCGTTGTTGTCACGATTGATAATGTAGTTCGCGTATTCCGTTGCCTGCTTGGCAGCCGCAACGTCTTCCGGCCCTTGTGGGGCGTATTCAACTGTGTGGTCGGTGCCATGGAATATGCGCATCAGCGACGGCATGATCGCCTGCACGGTGTCGCGCACGTCCATGCTGACAACTTGGCTGCGGCCGTCTTCTTCATCGCCAAACGGCTCGCCGCGGTAGTACTGCGTGGCTGTCGCGCGTGTGGGGCTGATCCAGTTGTCGATAAAATCGATTGCGTCGTCGATCTCTTTGCCGACAATGCCTTGCAGCTCGTCGTCGTCCATCTGGTCAGGGTTTAGCTCGGCTTCTAGTTGCGCCGCCAGTTCGTTAATTTCGTAGTCCATATTAGCGCTCCTGTCTCGCCAAGTAATTCAAAATGCCATCAATGATTTGCGGCGTTAGTTCTTGCGCGGGCATTTTAGTCTTAATTGCGTGTGTCATATTGGCTTCTGTAAGTGGATTTCCACGCTTGTCTAGCTTACCACTAATTGCGTCGTAAACGTCCTTAAAAATAAGCCTCTGTGGAACAGGTGGTAATGATCCGAGATAATCACCAGTGATTTGTGTGTTATATGTTGAATGCGGCACATTTGCGGCAGGCTTGTCACCTTTAGGGGTGTTGAACCTTAAAGGAGCGCCGGTATCAATCCGACTAACTCCTAAACCAAACATACCCGCTGGCAATTTGTATTGCGTGGGGTCTGTAACGCTCTTACGAATTTCCGCGGGGCTAGGTAGGCCAGCATCCTGCATTGGTCGACTATCCATTAAGCGAATAAAAGATTTACGATTTGGAGATGACGTGTTTTTAACCCAGTCACGTAAATCTGGAGAAAGTAAGCCAACAAATGTTGGGTCTAACGCTTTCATAGTAGCGTCAAATTCTCTTGCTGTTTTCTTAGTAATCTTTGAACCTTTAACAAGCTCTGCCGCGGCTTCACCTGTAAATGTTGCAAAATCGTTTGCATCAGGCGCCATGCTGCCAGTTACGCCAAGAATATCACGCCCACCGAAGTCATTTTGAGCTTTATCGGCTTCTTTTGATAATCGCGTAATGATGTTTTGATTGGACGCCCAAATTGCACGATCTTTTTGGGCTGCTGGCCCGACTTTAAAGTCAACTCCGCCCTCGGTATAGACTGGCGCATCAAACTTGTAATCATTGACGCCTTCAACGAGCAGACCGCGCGATGTGCGATCTCCATAGAAAGGCAGAATCATATTACCTTCCATATTTTCCCAGCTCATAGGCTTTCGCGCCAAGTTCTCGCCTAAATCGCTTTGCTGAACCTCAACCTCGGAGAACGGACGACGCATTTTAGTTTTCTGGTAACCGAGCGGGTCTAGCTGCTCTTTCGTGAGTGGTTTATCGAGTGGTGGGCCTCCATTGTCGCCGATTGCGGCAAGGGCGCCCGCCAATTTTGATCTATTTGCCGACGTAATTCTAGGATCAAACTCATCTTGAAAAGCAGCAAATCTACTACGCAAAACCGCTGGATCGCCGGCCGTGCGATTAGTTAACATGATAGCGCTCATACTTCCAGAATCTTCAATTTCGTTTCTATATGGAATATGAGTGAAACCAGCGTCAGTTAAATCTTTTCTCAGGCGGTTAGTCAGCTCAACGCGATCCTTAATACCAGTATTGTCTTGATACGCGTTTATGAAGTCACTTAACTCAAACTCTGTAAAAGGCTTTCCGTCTGCACTTAAAAATGGTCTATCCATGCGCGCTTTCAGAGGCAATGTTACCCCGCGCTTACTTGGGTCATACAAGTCAAATCGATCTTCAGCAGCTTTCTTAGTGCCAACATGAACTCCAAGACTATCTTTTACACTTCCTGCCATAGATTTTGACGTGTCAAAGACATCACCTTCCAAAACAGGGTTCCGTGAATAGTGATAAACATCTTCTGGGAATAAAGATTGCACTTCAGGCTTAGGCTGAACACGCGGTGGCTTTGGGCGCCCGCGGCGGGAAGGTTTCGGCGCGAAACCTCCAGCGCCAGTTGCTAGTGCTGCCATTCCTGTAGCCTCTGACAGCATATCCTCCGCTGGTATTAATCCTTGAGATGCTGCCCTTGATGCATCAACGCCCTTTAAAACAGGGTCTAGCAAGCTACCAAAAAACGGCGCGAAGCCTTCAAAACGTAACGTGTCTGTCCCTGCAACGCCACGCTGCTTTGACGCAAGCCCACCTAAAACCGGTCGGCGCCCTTCACTTACAAGCTGATTAGCGTTAGCACGATTTGCCGCGAATAAGTTATTAAAGATGCCGCCAAAAGCGGTTGCTTCTCTAGCGCGTCTTATCTCTTCTGGCGTTGCCATATCACCACTTCACCTTGTTTGCCCAGTAGGCCGCGGACATCTTGCCCTTGGCTATGTTCTTCGCATGGCGCGCCTTAAACGACTTGCTGCGCGCAGTAGTTTTCTTGTCACCGCTGACACCCTGTTGGCCAAAGCGGATCGTCTTAACTTTGTCGCCCTCTTTCGCAACCACGACGTGCGATTTAGTCGGGTGCTTGGGGGTGCGCTTCGGCTTGTTGTAGCCAGATACGCCGACACGAGATAGCCGAGCATCTTTCTTCTCCGCCATTAGAACATCTCCGTCACGGTGATTTCAACGCCCCCATGTGCGTGCGCGTCTATCGCGGCGAGCTTCCACCCGCCCTTCACCTTGAAGTATTCGACGTTGCCCTCTGAGATTGACGGGCTGTCGCTCTCCGCCGCCGTCG